TTGTTGCGATTTCTGGTGAAGTGTACAGTGTATTTGTTGTACGTCTAACCCTTAAGTTTGATGCCCCAGATTTTGTTACATGCACAACCTGGGTATCATTTGTGTGCTTTAATCCAAATAAACTGTCATAAGTCCCAGTCCCCATCGCATTAAGACGATACCTGAAAGCTACTGACACACCCTCAACCGGAGTTGTACCACCTGCGTCGATATTCCGAGTTGCAAAACTCATATTGAGTGCGGCGCTGGTTAAATTCCACGCCTTTTCGCCTGATATATCAACAAGCGTCTTTGTACCCGTACCTGTTAACGTGCCACCACTTTGTATATCAACAAGGTCTGTGTCACCTGCGCTCGGACTTATGCGCGTTATTAACCCATCAGTAATCGCCATCTACGACCTCGCAAAGAAATACATTTTTTGGTTAACGGCATTAATCAACCCAAAGCCATCTAATTTTGAGCTATAAAAAAATCGACCGAATGTGCCAGAGTTCCGCCTAACTGTTGGTGTAACGCCTGAGAACGTCAGTTGATCTATAGTCCAAACGTCTGTGCGGGGATTAGAGCTAAATTCAATAGTGTTGATTGTTGCTGTGTCAGATAAGTTGTGCCACCACGCTATCTTATTACCGTCTATTAACCAGCCTTGCGCGTGCCCCGTCACAACAGTACCAACAGCCGTTCCGGTCTTTGTAGTTGTGTGCGTTATATTTGTTGCACAATCAAACACCTCAAAGCCACTAGCAAGATTTTGGTCTAGTCGTACAATACAGTCGTGATCTGGTAAATAGGTTAAAGAATTATATCCACCGCCACCGCCTGAAACTCCATGCCGATACCATGTGTTTGTGGCTATGTCATATCTACTATAATAGCCAGTGCCAACACCTCTAAACCATATTGCATGGCGCGAAGGGTCGTAGCAGCAACCGCCGCCGCTAGTTGTGCCAGCAAAGCCATTAATTGCCCCAAACAAGTCAACTTCGCCCGTTACCTCATTAATAAAAAGTGTTCTACTTATGCCTGCCTGTCCAGAATATGAGGTACTACCCTGCACCGAAATGATAGGGCCGACCCCAGGCACACAAACGGGCTTATTGTAGCTGTGGATCGCTCTAGCACGACCGTCAAAATATAAGCCTGTAGACTCCTGACCATCGTTTAATGTGCCAAGATTACCTATTGCACCGGATGGGTTACGCAAACGCACCCATGTTGGATTGTCTTGCGATAAATCTATTTTATATGGCTCGTTACCTGCGTAGTCAGCATGGCCACCCTGCAATGGCAGATGAAATACCGAACCAACATCATCAAAGCAGCCACCAGAATATGCAAGCAATCCTGTAAATCCAGTGGTTGCAGTCCAAGGTGCATTTAACGGGTAGTTTGGGTTAACTGCCGCATCAAATTTTGGGTCAACATTGCTAAGCATGTTCGCGCCAATTTCTGCAACTGTTTGAGCAGCAACAGCCCTTCTCCACACAGGCCAGTTAAACTTACCGCCATAAATCCCCTGGCCGCTCGCTGCGCTGTATGAGTCATCGACTGGTGCGGCCACTTATTCAACCACCTTGATTGTCCAAGTCATATCAACGCCAACGTTGCCGCCGTCCGCGCCTGTTAATTCTGTCGATTTTAGGTCAGGTAGGTATTTGTTAAGAAGCTTTAGCCTGGCCTCATTCGCGGCTTTTATCCGCTGTACTTCGATTGCATCCATTGGCAATCCTAAGTCTTCGATTTTATTAATATTTTCAATTATATGCTGGACGCGACATTGCTGTGCAAGCTGCTCTCTCAAAGCCTCTTGCCGTGCAGCTCTATTCTTGTTTGCTGTATGTGCCGCAGCACCTGTAGTTTTCATCGTTATATCGTTTAGTTATAAACACATAAGCGAGTATATCGCAGGCACAAAAAAACCGCAAAGCAAAAAAAAGCCCCGACCTTGATCAAAAAGCGGGGCGAACTACACACACGTAGGAGGTTTAGTAAAATCTTATCATAATATAAAAAACAAAATAAAATCTAGCTTTTCATTCATTCTTATACCTCATCAAACATAACGTTTTCTTCTGCCATCTTGATTAAAATATTGTGCACTGCGTTTTTGTCTAAAAAATCTTTAGTTTTAAAAAGCCACCCAATGCTCTTACTTTTTAGATCACTTATAGTAAAAACTCCATGCGCTTTTAGTGCGTTACTTGTTTTCACACAAAGATTTAACTCGTCGATGCTTATAACATCCATTCTTATACTCCTATGCGCCCCGTAGGGCGCTGTGTGTGTTTATAAAATCTGATTTTCAAGAGAGCTTATGTATGCAAAAAGAGGTGATAACTCTTGTTGCTTCGCGCCCTGAGATTTTAACGCTCTAACTTCTTTTCTTAGCAACTCAATACAATCATTTACGAAAGCGTTGCTTTTGGCCTTCAGTTTGGCTCTAAGATTGTTTCTTTTAACGTGAGTTCCTTTTACCTTTGAAACTTCGGTTTCAATTTGCTGTTCGGTGAGTATCATTTTTGTTTTACTCCGTTGCGTTAGTCAGTAAGTACATTATCTCCCCGCTTATATCATTTGTGAAATATCGTTTTGGAATAACAGGAAAGCCGCATATAACTAAAACTACAACGCCATTAAACGCCATACAAGCCACAAAACACCGTACCCGCTAACCTAGCCTACCACAACACCTTAAAACGCCTCAAAAGCCGCAAACCATCGGCCGGAGCAACCAGCTCCCAGGTAACAACCCTAAAATCTAACAACCACGCGCAGGATAGTGCAGGATAGTGACAGCTTAGTGTCAGTAAGTCGTTGATTTATAAAACGATAGTAAGGATAGAAGAATAGTATAAGATACTATACAAAAAGAAGGGGTGTTATTAATAATCTGTATACTATAGAAATGACTATACCTACCAATATCTCTATATATAAAATAAGAGTATAGTATATAGGGTCTTAAACTATTTAGCCTACTCTGACTAGGCTTAGGGTTTTCGCGGCTTACAAGCCGATTTTTTTCACTATCCTGACACTATCCTAAACTATTCTGCGGTATTTCTTAAACAACAAACCCGCTTTACGCGGGTTCATGGCCTATATATATCAACAAACAGCATCATAGTCAACAGGCAAAATACCGTCTAATTTCTGTCTTGTTTATGTGGTGTTCCTCATGCTTTTCAACAGCTATCCCTTTTTCAACGAGTAACCGCAACCCCTTCTCAACGGCTGGCCGCTTATGTGGCCTGCAACGATTAACAATAACCCCTAATGTTTCTCCGTGGTCTTTTGATATGCATGCCATTATGCGCGCTAAAACCGCGTCTGCTGCGTTTTTGTCGTGCTCTTGGACGTTGGCGTGTGCAAGCATTAACTTATGCTCTACGTCCATCATAGCGAGCTTATAAGCATATCTCACATGCTCAGGCTCTCTAACCCCGGTTGGTGCGGCTAGTATCGTACTGATTTTGGCGCATAGTTCATAACCGCGGCGTGGGATGGCTTCCAAACCTGACCGGCCTTTGTGCTGTTCTGCCAGATCCCAAAACTTTTGATAAACTTGGTCAAGCATAGAAGCTGCCGTACTGGTCGTGAGTATTTTTATGCGCTCACCGAAATACTCTATTCTGTCCTCACCACCAACCGAACATTCACCTGGGGACACTAAGCCGCCAATTTTTAGCCGTAACTTTTCTGGCATTTCCTGTTTTTTAAAATTTTGCTTGCGCCGTGGATTAGTCTCTAACTCTGAAAATATCAGCGCTCTTGACATAAAACCGTTCGTTGCTTGCTCAAAATCCATCAAGCCATTAAACGTCACAGGCGTGGTAAAACCGATCATTGATAAAAATGGCCGCTCTAAACCATGCTCTATATTGTCTAGTGCGTGCTCAAGCTGTTTCGATCTGCGAGCGTTACGCCCGCCCGCATCATCGTTTTCGGATATTTTCTTTTTGCACTGCGATAACTCGCCAATCAATATCTTTTTAACTTCATCCCTGACATCCCCGCTGACAGGCATAAACCCAGTGGCTTTTGAGTACGCCATCATGATAATTCCGAGTAGGTCCTCAAGATATGACGCCCCGCCCTTGGTCTGTGCGTTGATGATCTTTTTAACTGTGATTCCTAGCTCATCAATCATATAGCTGCACATCTGGTGTCTTAGCAGGTTTCTGACAACTTCCTGCCCTGATTTCATAGCGCCGTGCATAGCTGGCGTTAGTTCACCAGCCCGCATAACCTGCATGTAGGCTTGCTGTACCGCTTCTTTGCCGGTAGAAGATCCAGACACACAAAACGCTAACAGGTTTGTCGATATATTGTCGTGTGCGTCTTCATAGCGCAAACCGCATAGATTACCCACTGCGACCAGCGCAGCGGCTACAGATAAAGACTCACGAGGATAGAGACACTGTGAGTTAATCCACGCGCATACTTCGCCAACAAAACCTGGTGGCCGTTTAATATCAACGTTGGTGGTGTCTATGTCTGCGTCATTGTCGTCATAGTCAAATACTGTGTCACTGATAAACGTCACAGACTCCCATGGGGCCACCCAACCACCCTCAACAGCATGATGTATTAGTGTCCCCAGCGTTGCAGGCGTTGCAGACTTGCCGAAGCTGTGCCACTTGCGCGGCATTTCGGCTGGGTTGTATTTCTCGCTCTGCTGGCTCCATTCGTCCCAGAGATCGTAGCCAGTGCCGCCGGTCCCGTGGTGTATCGCCATGCCTATCAACACCCAAAACTCATAATCAACATCCTTGTTATAAATGACTTTAAGAATTGCGCGAATGTCGGCAATGGTCATATCTACCGTGTGGCCGTTATACTCTGTTCTGTGTGTCTCTGGTTTTTTGAGTAGATCTAACAAGGCTTTAGGTGCTGGCGTTATTTCAGCCGGTGAGCCGTACAACACATCATAAGTGTTACCACTAGCATGTAGCGACCCTGGCCCCACAACAAACCCACTGGATTTAAAATCAATGCCGTCATAGTCGTGGTGATGTTGTACCAGAGCCACGTCACCAGGGACACTAAAATATAAATGTCTACTGGCCCCACCTGAGCCGGTGCGGACAATGAGTCCTGAACCTGCAATCTCTGGTACAGCCGAAAGTAAAGCGGCGTATGAATCGGCCCCGCCGTTTCGCTCGTCAACGTCTATAACTAGCAGACCAGCGCATAAAACACCGTACCCAGTGCTAAACTGGCCCATCAGTTCCATGGTTTCGAGCTGTTCTTCCGACCACAGTGGTGAGTGCTGCCAGTTTGCAGCGATGGGATGTTTCCCTGGTACTGGACAATCCACCCTGCCGCATGTGCAGCGGCCGTCTTTAATGGGGTTTAACCCAAATATCCTGTAGTCGTTATCTATGAAGTCTTGATACATTCCTGCAACTCCCGCTGATACGTTGCCGCTGTTCTCGTTATTTTTAGGTTTTCTTCTAGTAGTTTTATTACGTCACGTTTGAGTAATGTGTTTTCTCGTTCGAGATTGTAGATTTTTATTCTGAGTTTTCGCTCTTCGTTATTCATTTCTGCCCCTCTAAACCCTCTAAATACTCTGATAGCTTTTCTACAAACGCGGCTGACGGGTTCCCATTGCCAGAACACAAGCGCCACAGTGTTATGTATGACACGTCCGCAGACATAGCAACGCGCCGAAGGTTTTTGTCTTTTAACTGCTTCTTGATTTGCTCTGTAGTCATCATTCTTTTATTGCTCCTGTGAAAATATTTTTACTAATGTGTAGACAATATAACTTATATGTAATATTGTTTGCAACGTGGAATCAAAAAACGGAGAAAGAAAGATGTTAAACACAATACAAAAACCGGCTGACCGTCCAGTGCTGGTAACAATATGCGGTGACGCTGGTCTCGGTAAAACAAGCCTGGCTTGCACCTTCCCAAGCCCAGTCGTTATACGTGCAGAAGATGGATTGCAGGCAATACCAACTGCACATCGTCCTGATGCCTTTCCTGTCATTCAGAAAGAAGCCGATCTGTGGGAGCAGATAAAAGCGTTGCTTCAGGAAGAGCACGACTATAAAACACTGGTTATCGACTCTGTGACAGCGCTAGAACGCATGTTTGTACAGCATGTTATTGATAGTGACCCAAAAAACCCACGCAGCATCAACCAAGCTTTGGGTGGCTATGGTGCGGGCATGCAAGCAGTTGCAGGTATGCACCAGCGGGTTAGAAAAGCCTGCGGTATGCTAAACGACCGCAAGCAGATGAATATTGTGTTTGTCGCGCACGCTGATACAGAAACAATAGAGTTACCAGACAGTGACACATATACCCGTTATAATTTACGGCTGTCTAAAAAAAGCATAGCGCCTTATGTGGACGATGTTGATTTGGTTGGATTTATCAAGCTGGAAACATTCACCATGGGCGACGGTGAGCGTAAAAAAGCGGTGAGCGATGGCACCAGGCTACTTGTTACCTACGCAACAGCGGCGAACATCAGCAAAAACCGCTACGGCATAACAGAAGATTTGATTGTTAAACAGGGTGAGAACCCGCTGGTTAATTATATCGAGGTGTTAAAATGAGTTTCTGGAATTTGAGCGACAATAAAAAATTAGAGGCGTCTACAGAGTTTGAAGCTGGCGGTAACATGGAGCCGATCCCAAACAACACGGATGTACTGGCGGCGATTGACGAGGCTAAGTGGGACAATTACGAGGGTGAAGATTACATCTCGTTGCGTTGGGCTGTGCTTGCACCAGCGGATTATAAAAACCGCAAGATCTTTCAAAAACTAAAAGTTAATCAAGACAACAAAGACAAAGCAGACAAAGCCAAAAAAATGCTTGTTGCGATTGACACCAACGCGGGGGGGAAGCTTTTGGCAAGCGGCAAAGCACCAGATGACATGATGCTTACAAGCGCCTTAGTTAACCGCCCCATGGTTTTAAAGCTGTTTGTCTGGGAAATTGAAGGCAAAAGCGGTAACTGGGTTGGCAAAGTTAGCGCACGCAATGCAGGCACTACACCACCGCCGCCACCAGCACCAGCACCAGCCATAGAGGATGAAGATATAGGTTTTTAAAAACAAGCACTGGGCGCACTACGCGCCCTTTTAAAAACAAACCAACAAGAGCATAAAAAAATGATTGAGCAACGATCACCAGAATGGTTTGCAGCAAGAAAAGGCAGAATAACTGCCAGTGTGTGTGGCGCTATTTTAGGGTTAAACCACTGGATGTCACCGGATGACTTGATGCGTCAAATGGTCAGGGAATGGCATGGAGCAGAGCGCGAATTTAAGGGCAACGCTGCTACTGAATATGGGGCGTTTCACGAGGATGGAGCAATCACACAGTACGAAATGGAAACAGGTCAAAGCGTCGAGCAGTGCGGTTTCTATACGCATGATGAATTGCTTGGGGCCAGTCCTGACGGGTTGTTAGATAACGGAGGTTTGATCGAGGTCAAATGCCCTTACGGATTACGCGACAACAAATACCCACAGTTCAAAACGCCAGAGCAACAGCCACACTATTACGCACAGATGCAAATTGAAATGCTTTGCGCTAATAGAATATGGTGCCACTTTTACCAGTGGGCACCGCACGCGACACGGCTCGACACAGTTTTCA